TAAATTGTTGGGCTTGCTGTTTAGGTGGTCCTTGATCCAGGCCTCCCTCGTTGGCAGCCAGTGACGCTTGCCAGGTGTTGACCTGCAGACGCTGTATATTTTTTTAAGGTGATCTAGATCTTGGACGTCGCCGCTGTCGTGCCACCTGAAGACATCAGGCTTTTTAGAATTAATTAAATGTACCATAGCTGTGACCCATTGCGGGCTCTTGATAGCTGCTAGTCTCCGGTACTGTGCATCCTGAACAACCTTGAACACGTAACAACCTTTGAGCGCGTAACAGTCATAACAAACTGAGCCCTTCACAGCTTGAAGCTTGCCGCCTGTCTTGCATTCCTTCGCAGGTAAGCCTATCGACCAGCCAGGCATCTTTGATGGCTTGCTTAAGCTCCCGCCTATAATTTTAAGTGCTTCGTTTGTTTTCATTTTTTCTTTCTACTTCCTTTATAATCCTATATTGCTGTCTTGTCAAGCTTGACGCTTGTTGCTTGCTGCTTGAGGCTTTTAAAAAATTTCTCACACTTGCGCAGGTACGCCCGCGGCAGCTGTGAGTGCGGCCGCAGGAAATAATGTGTTAGGTCGTTGTGTTTAATTCTCTTCATATTCTTCAACTTCAAAATCTACGTCACCAAAGTTCAAACTATCTACGGCCATATCTTTAGCTTCGTCTTCGTTTTGAGCTTCTACAATAGTGTCTCGTGTAATCTTAACTTTATATTTTTTTTTAATGTTTCTTTTTTTCATACTTTTCCATGTCCTTCTTTACTAGTCTCAGGATCTCCTCCAGAGCGTCCGCTATTCTTTTTAATTGTGTTGTATCCATAATTATATCCTTCTTTCTAAATTCATCCTACCATCTCCTGGACGGGCTGTCAAGCTTGAAGCTTGCCGCTTTTGTTTTTTCTTTTTGTTAATTAGAATCATTCTAATCTGCTGCTTGCAGCTTGAAGCTTGCTGCTTGTAGCCGTTGGCCAGAAGCCATTCAGCATGCAGCTGTAGTATATTAATTCCATAACTTTCTAATTCTCTACTCATAATCTTTCTTGACCAGTAACCGCCCACTAGTGATGGCCGGGATTCTGTTACTGATCCCAGGTCCCTGGATCTAGTTATTGCCGAAGCGATAACATGTTGAGCAGAGACCAGGGATCAGTTCTGGGAGTGCCGATAGCAAGGTTAAAACCAATGTTCAACACAACCAGAAGTTGTCCCAACTCTTCCCACTTTAACTCTATAGATTAAAGCAGTAATAGTTAATCAAATATAATGCTTGACTATCCTATTGTCAAGTGTTAATTTCAAATCAATGCAAACAAATACAGAAAGAGGTAAAATGACTAGAATAAGAGCAAATCAAGAATATAGAAATAAAGTTGGAAATAGAATTAAACAACATTTATTTCAAGAGGACACGCAAGAAAAACAAAAGTATGATGAGTTGAAAGCACAACAAATTGACTTAAATGACAATGCGTGGAAAACTGCTAAAGAAATAGTAAGACGACACTATACCGAAGATGATGTTGAGAAAGCATACTACTTACAAAATAAGTTTGAAAATGTTTCTACTATTGCAAAAGACAGTTGTTTTCATTTTCATTATCTTGGCGAAAAAGAAGAACGAGATTATGATAACAATGTTAAGATTGTTCCAAGTACCATTGAAGAACATTTTGACTTTCGTTTAAATGGTGCTTTTGAGGGTAGTGAGGTCAATGGTTATGATTATTCAAGTGATAATAGTTATGGTTATGCTTTGTATCGTGATGAACTTAATGCACAAGAAAATTGTAATGCAGATATTTTGATTGAACAAGAGGGGAAAGATAACAACCCACACAAAACAAAATATATTGACAACAACAATAAATATCTTGGTAGTGATGATATTGGATATGGCAAACAATGGAATGAGAAATACCAATTAGATTTAATTGGTAGAGATTATTGTAGAGATAGGTCTATTAAATGTTCCGAGTTAGAGTTTAACTTTTTAATACAATGGAAACAGGCAAAAGGACAATTTGTAATTGCTCATTATAAATGGATTAAATCTGTTTTAGACCAGATGAAAGAAATTAAAGTTGGTCTAAAAGGTTATAAATATCTTGATGAATGTATTGAGTTGGCTAATGAACTTGGTTGTAATATTACTGACGCAGAAATTGTTAGAACTAACTCTACTGGCTTAACTATCTACAATCCTAAAAATCTTGCAGATAGAATTAAAGGCATGAAAAACAAAAACTCTAGTAGAGCAGATAAGATTAAGGCAAGATTGCTTTATGAAAAACAACAAGAGGAATATGCTTATAAAGATATAAATTAATAGTTGACTTATGGGATAATCTGTAGTAGGATTATCCCATAACAGAAAGGCATAAATGACTAAAACATTTTATATAACTTATTGGGCTAACAAGCACAAGAAACACATAACAAGGCAAGGCAAACATGATGACAAGTCTAGGTTTGGAGTTTCTAAAAAAGGTGTTGCGTACTATGTTTATTATGACATGGACGCACACGGATATAGAACTGCTAATCAAAGTTGGAAAGTGAGGTACTAATGCCAATAGAAATAAAACTTTTATTTTGGTTTATGATTGTTGTTTGTGTTTGGCAAATGGCGAGGAAAAAATGACAGATAAAGTTGATTGCGCAATTTGGGTTTGGGATAATGAATTGCAAAGAAAAAAAAGAATAAGATTACAAACTTTATTGAATAGAGTTAATCATACACTAAGGCATGAAAACCAAACTTACTTTGCTTTAGAACATGATCGAGATCAATTTGCCAAGGAGTGTAGATCATGAGTAATTATAACTGGTGTCATGGCCCAAGTTGCCATACTAAAGAAACACAGGACAGAATAAGAGGTAGCAAAGGAAACAAAGTATTAAGAACAAGAAAGATTCCTCAAAATCACTGGAATAAAAATTCTGTCTGGTCTGTGTTCTGTAGTCAAGGTTGTTATACTGATTTCTTTTATAAACATTGGCAAGAGGTCATTGCAATAGCGCCAAGACGCGAGGCACTAGAAACACCGATAACTGATCCTAAAAAAACAACACATACACAAGAGTATAGTTATGGCAATCATACTTGGACAACAACTGAGTTTAAAAAGAAAGTAGGTTGACAATGATAGACTTATCCTATATTATCCAAGATATGACAACAGAAACAAAAACAGAAAGAACAGAAGAAAGACGTAACAGATTCAATGGTGAATCTGTTATGCTAACAAAAGACGAGGCATTCATTCATGACCAAATATTTAAGAATGAATTACTCGCAACTATGGAAGACAAAATCAATGGCACAGGCTCTTCTAAATATTGGGCAGAAATGCGTAAAGGTTTAGATTGGTTTATGAAACACAATGCCAAAGCTTACATGGTCTTACTAGATTAACTCTCTACTCTTGGCGGGTTAACACAGACAACCGCCAAGAGGTCCCAATTCAATTCTAAAATCCGAAATCTTTTTAATTATTAATTTATATATATGTAAAGGGGTCCCACAACCCACGGTTATATTGCTTGATTTTCATGGTCAATACCGGTAAATTCATTTTGACTTATAAACAAACATGTAAAAAAATTTTACAAAAAATTTTTCGAAATGCAAAAAATAGATATAGATAAAATAAATAAATTACCACCAGACGTTAGAGATAGATTTAAAAAAATTTTAGTAAAATACAAAGAAGAAGATAAAAAAGAACTTGCACAGAAAGACTTTCTTGCATTTACAAAAACTATTTGGCCTGAGTTTATTGAAGGTGCACACCATAAAACAATTGCAGATAAATTTAATAAGTTAGCTACAGGTGAAATAAAAAGATTAATTGTGAATATGCCACCAAGACATACAAAGTCTGAGTTTGCATCTACACTATTACCAGCTTGGATGATTGGGAAAAATCCAAAGCTAAAAATTATACAGACAACCCACACAGGAGAACTCGCAGTGCGTTTTGGTCGTAAAGCTAAAACACTA